CCGGACCCGTCGTACGCGTTGTCCCGCACGCGGGCCGCGATGGTGTCGATGCGCGCCAGGGTGGCGTGGCCGGGGGTCAGCGGCAGGGTCACCGTGGCGTCCGATACGAACACGTAGCCGCCCTGCGTGGCGGACACGCCGCCAGGGACGAACGCGCCGAACGCGGTCACGGTCACATTCATGGTGCCGGCCTGCACAGCGACCACGCCGCCGCCATCGGGCCGCACGCCACCGCGCGCGGTCAGCGGGCCGCTGCCGGGCTGGAGGCCGAGCAGGTCGGCCATGCGGTTGCGCACCGCGGTGTCGGTGTTGTTCTCCAGGCGCAGTGCGTAGGCAGTCACGTGCGGGGGTCCTCTCTCAGAGGTAGGCGTGTCGGTAGGTCACGGATGCCGAGCCGCTGCCCGAGGCAGCGCCCAGCGCGAGCGAGGTGGCTCCAGGTGGGAGCAGGCACCGCTCCAGCGGGCTGGACAGCGGGTCGATGGTGTACAGCCGGTCCACGCTGCCGTTCAGCAGCGCGGTGCCCTCGCTGGTGTCCACCACCAGGGTCTCGCCATCGGCCAGGTTGATCTTGAACGCGAGCCGCCACCCCTGGTCGCTGGTCAGCATGGGGTTGATCAGCGGGCCGGTGAACGTGGCCCGGATCGGGGCCGCGGTGCTGCCCTCGTTGGCCACCGAGCGATCACCACCGGTGGTGGTGCCGTAGGACAGCGGGTACACCAGCGGGTACGCCAGGCCACCGCTGGTGGTGCCGAGCGCCAGCGGGGTGGTCAGCTCGGCCAGGCTGTACCTGCGCGGGTCCGCGCACACCCACTGCACCGAGCACTCCAGCGGGCCGACCAGGAACGCCTTGTCCATGGGGAGGTGGCGCTGCAGCACCCGCGCCATGCGCATGGTGGCCGCGGCACCGTCGTGCACGACCAAGGGCCGCTCCACGCCGTCCAGCGGCAGGTACAGCTCCAGCAGCCGCAGCGCCTCCAGCTTGGCCGCGGTACGGCCGCGCAGCAGGTAAGTGAACGTCACCAGCTGCGACTCGCCCCACACCTCGCCGGGGTAGGAACCATGCGCCTGCGGGCGCGGGGTGTCGGACTGCGAGGTGTCGGGGGTGTCACGCCAGCCGGCCAGGTCGCGCCAGCCGGCCGACGTGCCACCACCCATCAGCATGTCCCCGTACTGGACCTGTCCGGGGCCGGTGATCAGACCACCGGCGGCACCACCGGGGGCCAGGATCAGACCCCCGGTGGTGTTCTCAGGAACCAGCGCGGACATGCGGTACACCTCTCGTCGTCACCCGCGGGTGCGGGTCTTGAACCACAGCCGCTCGGCCAGCGAGTCCGCGGACTCGCCCTGCTGCTGGACCACCTGACCGATCAGCGGAGCGTTGCGGCCGGACTGCTCGCCGCGGCCCTCGGCCTTGCCGGCCTCGTGCACCTTGGTGAGCAGGCCGCGCAGCACCGAGTCGGGCAGCACGGTCTCGGCCTCGCGGCCCTCACCGATGTAGGCGAGCGTGGGCCGCGAGACACGGCCGCCGGTGGCCAGGCCCGGCACGTCAGACGTGCGATGGTGGCCGCCCTTGCCGCCACCCTTGCCGCCCTTGCCGCCCTTGCCCTTGCCGCCGCCCTTGCCGCCGCCGCCGGCACCGACCTTGGCCAGCGCCTCCTCGATGGCTGCCGCCATCTGCTGACCGAGCGTGGTGGCCAGGGCCACCAGCTGCTCCTGCTTGGACGCCAGCCCGTTGTACAGCTGCTGCGCCGAGTCCACGCCGGCCTGGTACAGGTGCGTGGACGCGTCCGCGCCGAGGCCGTCCGCGGCCTCGTTGACCTGTCGGGACAGGTCCGCGAGCGCCGCAGCTGCTGCCGGGTCGTTGGCCAGTGCCTCGGCCATGTCGCCGGCACCCTCGACGCCCTTGTCGATCATGTCCTGGTACGTGGCCGCGTCCAGCACGCCGGACAGCTTGGCCATGTTCTCGCGGAACTTGATCAGGTCGGCCAGCTTCTTCTTGACCTGGTCCACGTAGTCCTGCGCGGTCTTGCCGCCATCGAACGTGAACACGTAGTCCCGAGCACTGCCCGAGACCGCATCGCGGAAGCTGTCGCGCAGCTCGGTGGCTGCCTCCAGCTGGTCCTTGGCCACCTCCAGCGCCTGCTGGTTGGCGGCCTGGTCTGCGATGTTCTGCGCGAGCTGCTGACGGATCACCGAGGTGGTGGCCATCAGCGCGGCCTCGGCCGCGTTGGCCGACTGCATGGCCTTCTTGGCGGCCTTGTCGCGGGCCTTCTCGTTGCGGGCCAGCGCCTTCTCCAGCGCCTTGCCCTTCAACTTCTTGCGCAGCTTGGCCGCGATCTGGTCGTACTTGGCGTCCACGGCCTTGCCGGCCGCGGTCAGCTGCTTGTCGAAGCTGTCACCGATGAACTGCGCCATGTTTTTGAGCGCATCGCGCACCGGGTTCTCGCTGCTCTGGATGGACTCCATGAGCGGCGCGAACAGCACCGAGCCGGCGGCCTTCTTGCCGAGGATGCCACCGAGGGTGGCCACGCTGTGGGCCTTGTCCTTCAAGCTGTCCAGCTTGTCGGTGACCTTGTCCCACAGCTCCTCGATGCCGTCCAGCAGGCCCTGGACCAGCGCCCGGCCGGCGTCCTTCAACACGCCGCCCAGGTCGCCCACCGCCGAGGTGACACGGCCGGGGATGCCGCGCAGCCACTGCACGGCCTCGCCCATCTTCTTGGTGATGGCCGACTTAGCCTCACCGAAGTAGCCGGCCACCTTGCCGGGGAAGCTGGCCAGGCCCTTGACGGCCGCGAGCAGCAGATTGACCTGCCCGCGCACGTAACCGACGATGGCTCGCCACACCGCGCTGGCGGCAGCCTTGATGCCGTTCCACACGGCGCTGGCCGCGGCCTTGATGCCGTTGCCCACGCTCTTGACCACCGACAGCACCGCGCGGAACGCGGCGGCGGCCGTGGCCTTGATCTTGTCCCAGTGCTTGGCGATCAGCAGGGGAATGCCGATCACCGGCACCAGGGCCGCGAGCAGGTACGGACCCCACTGCTTGGCCTTGTTGACCACCCACATGAACGCCTTGGGGATGGTCTCGGTGACGAAGCCAGCGACAGCCGAGGCGGCAGCCTTCACGCCGTTGAACGCGGCGTCCACGCCGGCCCGGAACCAGCCCACCTTGCGGTAAGCGAGCACGACGCCGGCCACGAGTGCCGCGATGGCGATAACCGCCAGCATGATCGGGTTGGCCGACATGGCCGCATTCATGGCCCACTGCACCGCGGCCCACGTCTTGGTGGCCGCGCTGATCAGCTTGGTCTGCGTCAGCCACTTGGCCATGCCGCCGGCCGCGGACACCGCCATGACAGCGGCGTGCAGCTGAGTGACCACGACCAGGCCGGCGATCACGCCGGCGAGCACGGCCGCGGTGGTGCGGTGCTTGTTGAACCACCCCACGGTGTCGGCCACAGCACCCGCGAGGGTGCCGAGCGTGGTCACGAGTCCACCCACCACGCCCTCGCCGCGGGCCACGCCCTGCACCCACGCGCCGATGGCGGGGGCACCCTTGGACACGAACGTGGCCATGCCCTTGCTGATGGCCCCGAACACGCGGGTGGCCACCGGCTCGACGGCCAGCAGAACATCGTTCTTGAACAGCTGCCACTGCTCGGCAAAGTCCGCGGTGTCCTTGGACGCGCCCATGATGGTGTCGCCGCCCTTGGCGGTGGCCTTGAACAGGCTGTCCACGTTGACCTTGCCGGACTTCACCGCGGCCACGAACTGCGCGGCACCGCGGGTGCCGAACACCTTGCCGGCCAGGTTGACCGCGCCGGCCTCGTCGCCCTTGGCCAGCAGGTCGCTGATTCCACCGATGGTGTCCTGCAGCGCCTTCTGCGGCTCCTTGCCGTCCTTGGCGAACGTGACCATGGCGCGCGACAGCGTGGCCATGGTGCGGTTGCCGTCGATGCCGGCCGCGTCCAGGTTCCCGAGCAGGCTCGCGGACTGGCCGAGGGTGAAACCGAACTGCTGCAGCAGCGGGGCCTGGCGGGCCACGTCCGCGCCGAGCTGCGACATGCTGGTGCCGGTCTGCTGGCTGATGGACCACAGCTGGTCCATGGCCGCGCTGGCCTGCTTGGGGCCGAGGTTGAACGCGTTGAACGCGCCCGTAACGGCCTGCACGTCGATCACCTCGCCGGACAGCCGCCCGGCCTCCAGGAACTGCTCAGACAGCAGTTTCAGGTCGTCACCGGTCGCGCCCATGCGCGAGTGCACGTCCGCGAGCACCGGGCCAATCTCGGAGAACGACGCGGGTATCTCGTCGCCCACCTGCTTGGCAACCTCGGTCAGGTTCTCCAGGTGCTTGCCGGTCGCGCCGGTGCCGACACGGATGCTGTCGGACACGTCGTCAAACACGCCGCCGATGCCGAACAGCGCCGCGCCCACACCAGCAGCAGCCGCGCCAGCGCCCACCACGAGCGTGCCCCACGAGACCTTGCCCAGCAGGCCGTTGGTCTTGGCCACGCCCTTGTCCACGCCTGTGGTGTCCAGGTCCAGGTATCCGACCAACTCACCGATGGACAGCGACATGGGGGACTCCTGGTGGTCAGCGGCGCGCCGCCGCGGTCACGGCCGCAACGTCGGCGGGGTCGTACAGGTGCTTGGGCGCGTTGGACCACGCCTGCAGGAAGGTGGAGTGCCGGGACAGGCCCCGCACGTACATGTGGAAGTCGGGCAGGCCCATCGCGGCCAGCTCGTCCGGCGTGATGCCGTACTCACGCCGGAAGTCGGCCACGATGAGCGCCCACCGCTGACTGACGAACAGCCACCAGTCCCTGGCCTCCAGCTCTGCAGGCGTCAGGAAGGGTCCGGCTCGCCGTCCTCGTCGGCCTGCTCCTGCGCGGCCTGGCGCTCGGCCACCTCGGCGGCCACCTGTGCGATGGTCAGCGGCTTGCCGTCCTCGCCCAGCTCGCCGGCGATGCGCCGCGGTGCCCACGCGAGCAGGACCTGGAACTGCTCCACGTCCATGCCGGCCTCGGCAAAGTGCTCCATGGAGTCCTGGCCGAAGATGATGCCGACCAGCTTGCGCACGTCCTGGTCGCCCTTGCTGCGCTGCAGCTTGCGGGCCTCCAGCTCGAACTGGAGCGGGAGGGACGGGGGCAGGTGGATGATCCGGCCGCCGATCTTCACCGGGTGGGTCTTGCGCTTGCGGCTGGACCAGAACGCGTCGAAGTCCTCCAGGCCCTCCTCCACCTCGTCGTGGATGGCGTCGGCGGTCTCCTGCGCCTTGGCGCGCAGCTCGGCCAGCTCGGCCTCCAGCTCGGCGGCCGTCTTGCTCAGCTCGGTGGTCTGCTCGGTCATGTCTGCGGGTCTCCTGTCGGTCACGTGAGGGACCGGGGTGTGGTGGTCTCCGGGGTGAAGCGCCGCAGGGCCAGCCCGATGTACGGACTGGCCCTGCGGGGTGTTGCTGTGGGGTCAGCGGGTCACGGGGTGACCGCGACCGTGGAGGCCGCACCCGACCGCGTGAAGCTGCAGCTCCAGCTGGTCTTGTCGTTGATGCCGCCGCCGTTGTCGCCCTTGGACGCCCACGCGGTCCAGACGGTCCAGTCGGTGTCGGACACGTGGCGGAACCGGACGCCGCCCAGCGACTCCTCGCCCACCTCGGCCGCGAGCGCGTCACAGACGGCCTGGCCGGCGTCGGGCGCGTTGGTGGTCTTGTTGCGGACGATCTTGCCCTCGATGGACAGGGACGCGCCGCGCTGCATGGCCTGCGACTCGGCCACGCCGGCGCTGGCGAACGTGGTGGTGTCCGTGGACTCCTCGCCCTCGCTGTTGGACAGCGTGAACGACTCCACGCCACCGATCTGCGCCCACACCGGGGTGGTGGCGGACGGGTCGGCGCTGGCCTCGAAAAGCCAGTCTCGTGCGTTGATCTGCATGGTGCTCTCTCTCTCGCGGGATGGTGGCCGGGGGTCAGGCCGATGGGGTGCGCTCGGTGGTCAGCTGGTAGTTGCGGACGTACTCCCAGCGGCCGGACTCGTCGCGGCCGAGTGGCTGCGCCTCGGACTGCAGCGCGTAGCAGTCCGTGAGGTTCCAGCGGTCGGGCTGGTCGGGCTTGGCCGGCGGCAGCTCGACGGTCACTGACTGGCCGAACGCCTGCAGCACCGAGGCCAGCGCGTCGTACGCCATGCGGTCCAGGTAGAGGCCCACCAGGGGGTTCTCGTGCCGGACACGCACCTGCATGCGCGGGTACTCGATGCCGTCGCGGGTGTTCGGTTCGGGGCCGCTGCCGTAGGTCGCCAGCGTCACCGCTGCGCCACCGCCGGCGGGGTCACCAGCGGGTGCGCCTGCGATGGTCACCGGCACCTTGCCGGCGGGCAGCGCGGCGTCTGGTGAGTAGGACCACTGTGGGTCGTCCTCGGCCAGCACCAGGGTGTTGACGGTCTGCGCGAGCATGCGCGCCATGCCGTCCAGCAGTGTCTGCTGCATTAGCCCTCCACCTCGCTACGGCACGCGGTGGCGATGATCTGCGCGAGCGTGTCGGCCATCTGTGTGCCGGTGTTCTCCAGCCACTTGGCCTGGCCCTTGCCGTCGTGGCTCAGGGTCATGTCCTCGTGCTGGCGTACGGCGTACGGGGTGTCATACGAGACCGCGGCGCGCAGCTCGGCCTCGTCCACGCTGGCCTCGCCGGAACGCTCCAGGGTGCCCTCGTCGTGGGGCACGGTCAGGTTGGCCTCGGTCAGCCACGCCTCGGCGGCCAGGGTCAGGCCCTTGGCCGCGCCGGCGTAGATCGTGTCCCGTGCCTTGTCCACGTTGATGGTGCTGCGGACCTTCACTCGCACACCACCTCGGTGTGGTCGGGCGCGCCGAGGCCGCCCGAGTCGTGCGGCACCACGGCCATGACCGTGGACACGCCGCCGTGCCAGGTGACCTGACTGCCGGCGGTGATCCGGTCGAAGTCCTCGGGGGCCGCGTAGAGGGTCAGCGTGGACAGCGCCTCGTTGCCGTCGCTGTCGCGGACCATGCGCCGCCGGCCCTGCGCCATGCACCGCAGCTGGAACGGGTCGCCGTAGACCTGGCCGGTGCTGGACTCGCCGGCGGCCGGCTGCACCGTCACGGTGTGCACCAGCAGCGCCGGGGGAATCCTCACAGCGCCACCCGGTCCAGGGGCCGGCCGTAGCGCCGGCTGCCCACGATCACGTCCATGGTGCCCACGTCGGACAGCGCCGCGATGGCGGCAGCGGGGACGGGCAGGCCCAGGATGGTCAGGGTGCCCTCGGTGGCCTTGCGGCCGGACAGGGACACGCTGCCGATGCCCACGGAGTCCCACTGCGCCGATGCGCCGGGCAGGGTGGCACCGGTGGCCACCAGCTCCACGGCGATGGCGCACGCGGCGTCCTGGAGCGCCTGGAGCACGTCCGCGTCGGTGGGCATGCCGTCCACGTCGGTGGCGTAGGCCCGGCCGACCAGCAGCCGGTCCACCATGCGCGAAGCGGTGCGCAGGTAGGCCGGTGCGTCGGCCTCGGGCACGGTGCTGCCGTTGGGGGCTGCGGCCAGCTGCTCGGGGGTGGCGTACACGCGCATGCTGGCCTCCAGGTCACTTGCCCCGCGGCGGGCGGGGCTTGGGGTTCGGGTCGGCCGGCGGCTGCTCGGCGGGGGTGTCGGTCACCTCGTCGGCCGGGGCCTCGGGGGTCTCG